CTCGGAGCTTAGCATAATGTTTTACTGCTTCCTGTTCTCCATCTTCGAGAGACACATCCCAGTCTATATGTCGACGACCTTCATCGGAATCGTCTATTATAGATAATACCGCAAAACGATTGAAAGATACTCTATCTATTGTCAATAGATGCCTGATACCTACGTCGACCCTACCAGCTGTATTATCCCAATCTTCCTGTTTAGACTCATCAGAGGTACAAGTACTAGAAGATGAGCTAAATTCTGCTTTCAGGAGTTGAGTCGCACTGGAAGCAGATAACCATTTTGTCTTAGATGCAGCTCCTGGATTAGGTTCTATTCCTTCTTCAGTTAAATCTTTTTCCCAACCAGAGTTAACATTATTTAGATTATTACTAGAGAAAGGTTGAGACAAACGAGTATTAGGGTACGAAGACGAAGAAGATGATGAACTTGAACTTGAACTAGATGACGTATTATTATAAGGATATGAGGTTATTATTTTTGAAGTTGGGGGTAAAGACCAAGAATATTGACTAGTCATACCACGCAACGTTGGTCCGTACGCTATATCTGCATTAGAAACAGGTACAATTGAATTTGCAACGTTTACAGGTAAAGGTGTTCCAGTACCAGTAACTTTAATAGTGGGGACGACTGTATTATCTAATTTAACAGTAGGAATAACAGTATTGTCTAATTTGACACTAGGTATAATAGTATTATCTAATTTTACAGATGGGATGGGAGACTGGTTTAATGATACAGTACCTGAACCAATATTAAAAGTAGGTGTGACAGTAGGATCTAATTTGAACGTAGGTGTAATGAGACTGTCGGCAATAGAAAATTTCGGAGTGAAGAAAGAAGTATTTAACTCAAATTTTGGTAAAACACTGAAATCAGGTAGCGATCCGGTTATTGTAACAGAAGGTGTATTAACCACATTCACATCGGATGTTGTAGGTGAGCTATTTCGATATGTGACGTATGAGGTACGCAATAGAGTGTCTGCTGGATAAGGTACTGCTCTGGTATATAAAAGCCATAATCGTAGACACTTACTTGCATCTGAAAATCCCTCAACAGAAAATTTCGTTTTCTGAGTATAAATTATCTTTTCAGGGATCAAAACGGTCCAAGGACACGTGAACATGAC